TTGCCCAATATAGGGAAAGCGGAGATTTGGTCCTGGACAAAAATGGACAGCCCATACTCTATAGAAGCGTGTGAATCCATATGAAATTACCAGTAAGCCTGTCCTAAATCCAAAACCACAAGGACCGCTGGCAAGCATAACCATTTTTCTGGCATTTTGGTTGGTGTTTAGCCTATTGTGTATTCTATAAGCCTAACGTAAAATAGCGTTATATGCGCTGTTAATTCTGTGATAGTGTTTGTGGTGCGTGTAGCACTAAACACCGCTGTATGACGCTTAAAATGCGTTTAAGACGGTGTTTAGCACGTGTTTAGACTACTGCTTGTCTGGTGTAACTATGTTGCTGATAGCGTCTGCTATATTTTGGAATAGATTGGAAACTTGTTCTTTGTTTCTGTTCAATTGAGCCTTTCCGTCCGCCCAGTTCTTTGCCTGATATGTTTTGATATCATTCCATTCTGTTTGGGCTATATCCAATACCTTAAGATGTAAGGGTTTTGGTTCCGGAAGCGTTTGATTGGTTTCTGCACCTGCTTGATTAATCAAGCCTATGAATAGTCCCACTAATATTATTGTTATTACTATAACTGCCTTCTTGAATTGTTTTTCTATCATGTTTTGCCTTTTGTTATTGTTATTGGCCTGCTTGGAAGGATTCGAACCTCCGGCCTTCAGTTCCGCAAACTGACGCTCTATCCAACTGAGCTACAAGCAGATACTATCTACTATATAGGATAACTCGTTGAATGTCAATTAAAAACTACAGGTAACTTCGCCTTTTGGCGATACTTTTACGGGCAGCCTTTCCTCAATTTTGGATTCGGATTTGGGTGTTTCACCTTCCTTGGCTTCGGGTTTGGATTCCACGGTAACGCCCGGATTGAATGAGCAGTTCTGTATGTTTCTACCGCAGCCTGCTAAACCTATAAAGATGAGAATGATAAACAACAGAAGTATGATTTTTCTTTCTAATCTTTTGTTCATTAATCAATTACGTGTTGTGCTATAACCATCATGCTTAACCAAATCCACAGTGTGTTAAATCCCACCAGCGTTGGTAATAGTTTCTTATTGCTCGCCCAAATTAGCATTGCACTGGTTATTAATGCAATGAAGTACAACTGCCAAATATTTATTCCAAATATTAGTCCCGGAACTATGATAATAGCCTTGGCAATCCATGACACTGCTTCTATTATGTTATAGTTGGTCCAATACTTTCGATCCAACCACATGGAATATGATTTCTTTATTTCCTTCCAACCTATGTGGTTATAGATTATTAGGACAAGAATAATAGATGCAGAAGTTGCTAATAGGACTTGTTCAATGCTCATTCATCTAAAATGTATGCGTAATTAATAGTATCGGAATTTTCTCTATACTTAAATGCACCATTGCTTAGATGAAATTTTTCAGCCATCTCGGTCTTTGGACTAAGAGTGACCACATTCTTTATGTTTTTATTTTTCTCAAGGATCCAATCTGTTGCCTGATTTATTATTGTTCTACCGCTGCCCTTTGAATAACTCCAAACGGTATAGAACGTTACGGTATCCGAATCATCGCTTGATTTATTCTGCATGTCGTCGATGCTTTCAGGGATGCCTTGTGTGTATCTAACACAACAAACTGAACCAAGTGAATCTTTATTCCAATAAGCAAACATCTGAGAGTGTTCGTTAATTCTAAAATCCAATGATAAATTTTTTCTAATAGGATCGTCTTTTATAATTTCCGAGATCCAGTTGTCTTTGTCGTTAATGGGTTGAAGCATAAAAATTCTTTCCTTTACCTAACAATATTTACTCTTTAATCAAGAGCATTTGCTTGTTCAAGGCTAAGTTCTTCGTCTTCAAGTTCTTTTATGGTATCATTTAATTTGTCAATTAATCCCATGTTACGCAGAACTTTAAATACCAAATTTTCAGTTGACCACTCTCCGGCTCTTTCAAGACCCGCCTTTCTCATCTTTGTAATTTTTTCTTTAACTTTTCTTAATTGTGTAGTATCTTTTGAAAGTAGTGCAGTTTCTATGTCATGTATTAAACTATCTTTCTTAACTTCTACCGAACCATCATTAACCTTGGGTTTTGTTTTCTTTGGTTTCACCAACCATTGTCCTGCAAGTATGCTATACACACCGGTAGAATGATGTGGTTCTTTTTCTCCCTGTACGTAACATTCTACAGGTAATCCTTTTATTGTTATGTTGTGTTCCTGCGCCCATAGTGCTTTCTTGGCATTAAACAATTCTCGCAGTTCATCACTTGGTTTGCCTTTAACAATTATATGTAAATCAAGATCAGAATATTCAGTCCAAGTATAGTTTGCATTGGATCCCGTGATAGTATAATCAATTACATCAATATCTATTCCTATGAACTCTTGGAATACTTCTGCTATCTCGATTAGTTTTGATTTGACTTCAGGTTTTAGTTCTTCCTGTGACCAAATTTTTGGATTGAGACGTCGATTGATTGTGACGTAATCTACTTGTTCGAATATGTGTCTAATGCGCATATCATTATTTAGCCCACATTAAATGATATGTTGTTGCTAAGTTTTGATCAAAAAACTCAACTATGAGTCGGCTTCCGCCTGTAAACATCTCAAGAGTTAGTTGGCATAGTTCCGGATCCTGTTTATTGATCCATTCTATGTGATCAAGTCCACATTCCTTGTGTACGGCCGGCCAATCTATGTCGATATAATTTTGTGGTCCTTTAGAAGGAGTCCACTGATAAAGTGTAATGCAATCCTTAGAGTTCATCATCAGCACCCATGTTACCCAATATTTCTCGAAGTTTAGTAGATTCTACTTTACCTCTTACTTTGCCTAAGGATGCTCCCTGTGTGGGATCATCTGATGGGGTGCCTTGAACTTCTGTTTTTCTCTTGATCGAATCTATAATACTGCTGCTGCCTCTGTTATTACCATTGTATGACTCTTGTTCTTCTTCCGGAAGATCCGTAATTCTTAAAGTATCGATATTAAATTCAAGATCAACTTTTTGTCCAACTCCAGAACTACTTCTTGTTTTCATTAACTGTATTTGATAGCGTCCACGCTCACGCATTGCACGACTTGTAAAAATACCAAATACGTTGTCAGCAGTTTGAATCTTACTTAATCCTCCTGATATGTGCGAGTGATCAAATTCTACTTCTTCAACTGCACCTCTGTTTAACTGTGCCGCAGTTACAAATACACACTGTAATTCCATCGCTAAGTTACGCAGTTCTTCCGACACATACTTGTCCTTGACAAACAAGTTTTCTGCACTAATTCTTTTTCCAATTGGCATTAATAAATCAAGATAATCAACCAACAGTACATCAACCCTTCTGCCAGTCTTAATTTCGTATTCCTTTAGGTATGCTCTAATGTCATTGGCTGTCTTACCACTTGGCATATACTTGACTTGCAATGCACCTGACTTCTTACCAATCATTTTGACTTTCATTTCAACATCATCGATGTTCTTGAAAATGTCTCTTGTGCTAATGCCTGTGGTCATCGAATCAACACGCATACTAACCAAGTGTTCTGAAAGTTCCAGTGTTAGATAAACAACATTCAATCCCTGTAGTGCCCAGTTCACGCCCAAGTTTGCAAGAAACAACGATTTACCTGCACCTGAACCTCCTGCAAAAATATTAAGTTCACCCCTGTTGAATCCACCAAACAATTTCTTATCCATGGTTGCCCAACCAGTGCTTACCTGTCCATTCTTATCCTTCAGCCCCATCAATCTACCACGCGGATCAGCAAAGTAGTCTGTTCCCATATCACGTGCCAAACCAATCTGCACTGCTTCCTTGACCATTGATTCCACTTGGCCATAGTCATTCTTTTCTAATAAATCTGCTGAATTAATAATTGCACGTTCCAGTGCCTTGTGCCTTGTAAAACTTTCAAAGTCATCCATTAACCATTGCATATGACCTTCCTTAACATCCAACGGTCTTGTTAAGTCTGTTCTACAACTTGCATTTACTGTTTCATAGTCAGGCATTACGTTATACTGCTTTGTATATTCATTTATGAACTGTGCGGCATCCTGTAGTTTTCTATCAAACAACGTGTGATCAAAAATGCCCTGACAACGCACAAATGTTTCTGCGTCATTCAGCATCATTTCCAAATATACTTTTTGGACTTCGTAATCGTAATTCTTAGTAGTTGCCATTAATATTTTTTACCTTCATACTTAATTATTTTATTAGTATACACTCACACCATACTTGTGAGCAAACTTTTTTGCATCCTTTTCATCATTTACCATGGGTTTTCCTTTAATATTTAAACTGGTATTCAATAACATTGGACAGCCTGTTTTGGCATACCAACGTTCCAAAAGATCTCTTAAACCAGGATGATCGCTTTTGGTAACTGTTTGTACTCTGGAAGTTCCGTCCACGTGAACTATGGCAGGAAAGTCATCTTGTTTTCTGCATTTGGCCGTAAACTGCATGTAAGGTCCTATATCTCCATAAAAATATTTTTCAGCATGCTCTGCCAAGATTACAGGAGCAAATGGACGATATCTCTGCCTCTTTTTAATCTTGTTCACCTTGTCCTTCATGTCCTTGCCTCGCGGATCCGCAAGTAAACTCCTATTGCCTAATGCTCTTGGACCAAATTCTGCTCTTCCATTTGCAACGCCCACAATACCTGTGTCTTTTAATTCTCTAAATAGATCATCCACCGGATATTCACCTACGATGTCGTATCCTAAATATGGACTCTTCCATTGTATGTGTTTTTGTTTCTTTGCTAAAACAGCACCTACACTTGACCCTGCATCACCCGGATTAGGCATTATCCATATGTTATCATAGTAAGCGTATGCCTTGCTGTTTGCCTTACAGTTTAACGCACAGCCTCCCATCACAACCAAGTTCTTGCTCTTGTAGGTTTTGTGACAATATTCAACTAACCCTAAAAATATATCTTCGTATATGCTTTGAGTTGCGGCTGCAATGTTAAGTTTATCGGTCCATCTATTGTAACCTTCCAAATACCACTTACATCCTCTGTGTAAATTTTTTTTAAAGTTGACGTTAGGAAAAGTCCAATGGCTATGAGGACCCAATTCAAAAAATGTTTCACGCATATGATCGTAGTGTTTTCTTACATCACCGTATGCACTCATGCCCATGAGAATGTATTCATCCTCGTTGGGTTTAAGTCCGACCCTTTGGGTCATAGCACTATACCATAAACCTATACTGTTAGGATATTCCTGCGAAAATACTTTTGTTAGTTTGTCTCCCTTGCCTTCCCATATTGTAAGAGTCTCCCATTCACCTATGCTATCTATGCAAAGTACAGTTGCATCACTAAATTTGCTGGTATAATATCCTGCCGCAGCATGGCTTTCGTGATGGCTACTGTAACCTATGGGTGCATTAATGTTAAATTGTTTTAGGTATGTCTTAACATTATTTTCATTCCAGTTCCAACCTTGACCTGCATAAAGTTGCCTTACAGTCTTCTTGAAAGGTTTCTCGTACCAAATAACTTCGTTTGGTTCCCCCCATTGTCTTGCATAGTCAAGTATTCCTTTATTTAAATGGGGATCGTTCTTAAGTCCACTGAATCGTTCAGTATGGCTGGCAAATACTAATTCGTTGTTGTCAAATACCGCTAACGAACCGTCGTGGCTGTTAGCGGCTATTCCCCATGTTATCATCTATTGTGTGTACTCGTGTAAAGTTTATCTAACAAATAAAACCAACCACCGTTAATGATAGGTTCTATAAGTGCGTCGAGAGCAGCAAGTTCTAAGTCTGCACCCGTAATTAATCTATTGCATGTCATCGCAATGACAATGTGTCCTATGGTATAAATCACAGCCCTTGCAAAACTGCTGTGTCCTATTAATTTTTTAATAAGATTAAATATACCAACCCTAAATTCGGTCATTTGTATATAAACGGATCCTTCTTCCTCATTTCTTTTATTTTCTTTTTCAATTTATAGTTATTATAAATTTGCTTGAACCAATCTATAATTTTTTTCATGCCATCTCCTTAATAAATTTTTGTTCAAGATTTTTCCTTGCAACAGAAAGTTTAATAGATCCGGCCTGTGCTGTTTTTATTGCATCAACGATAACAAATAGTTTTCCGTATCTGTTGACAGCATCAGCAACATCCTTAACTTCTACATCCCAGTTAGGAAAAGCAACACTCCAGCCATATTCTTCTGCTTTCTTAATTAAAGAAAGTCCTGCCTCGTCTTGATCTGGTATTACTATAACTTCATGACCAAGACTTTGTATTATTCTAAACTGTTGTTCTGAAATATTGTTTGTTAGCAATGCTACACCGTTAATGGACAGTGCATCAAAAGGACCTTCAGTCACAAAAATATACTTCTGATCCTCGGTTTGTGCATCAACATTAAAAACAAACTGTGGATGATGATCACTAAGATACTTGGGTCTTCCGCTTCTTACTTTACGTGCGGTATTGCCGACAATTTTTCCATTGTAATAAAAAGGCATAATCACCCTGTCATTATATCCTTCTAATGGTGACCAATAAAAGTTTTTACTCAGAGGATCAAATCCTCTGTCATAAATGTATTCCACAACCTTTGCCAAGTTCTGTTCATCTTCTTTGTTATCTTTAAAATCAACTTCCAACCATTCTGATATAGGCAAACTGTGTTCTGGTAATTGCTTTTCAGAAAAGGTTATTCTTGCCTGTGATTCTCTGGGTTCGTATTCTGGAGATTCGGTCTTCAGTGCTTCAAATATCATTTGATTAATTGTATCTTCGGATGCACCTAACCATCTACACAAGGATTTAAATTTTTCTGAAAGTTGTCTTCCAGGTTGCCAACTTGCAGTAAATTTACAATTAAAACAATTGTACACGACACCCGTATCAAAACGCACACCCCCACGCTTTCTTTTATCGTGACTATGTCCTCTATGATGACAGCAAGGGGCATTGAATGATGTCCATCCGCTCGGGCTTTTTTTGGCTCGAGGTGGCATCAGACTTGTGAATTTATCGATTACGAGTGTCATACTGTAAGTATACTATCTATACAGTATTTTGTCAACTGTTCCTGTATTATTTTCGTCCGGAGTGTGCTTAATTCTAAACCAATTATATCTACCAGTAATATTCTTATAAGTGATAGATTGGCTTGAAATTATATTTTGGGTATTTAGATCCGTCCAAACAGCATTGCCTGGATTTGCGCCGTCATCAAAACTTCCTTGAAGCACAACGTCTCCAATATAATTGCTAAAATAAAATTGGAAAGTGTGTGTGCTATTTGGGTTAGTCACGTTTGGTTGTGCGTTAATAATGCTACTTTCAAAAAATGTAGGAGTTTCATCATAAGGAATTGTTTTAGCGAAATGATCCACTAATGTAGTTTCGTATGAACTTCCGTCAACATCTCCTTCCACTTCAAGTGTGCCAACGCCGCCAAATTGACTGTCAAGATACATGATGTTTGATGTTGTAACTGTGTATTGTGTGGTTCCTATTATTGTATCTCTTGTTTCTTTTACCACACTAAAATCATAAAAACCTGGTTCGATATCTATCATATCGTCTCTTGTTAGAGTAACATAATGCCTTCCTTTCGTAGCATCGTCTGTTGATAGATCCTTTTGTAATTGAAGGCTGTTATCTGATTTATTAATCAACTTGAATACCAGGGTAGTTCCTGAAGTATTATAAGCCTTCTGATCGCCATTTCTTGCTTGGAAGTCAATGCGATTATCAACGCTTCTGTATATCTTTATCTTGCGATTATAAACCATTCTGAACCTCTCATTTTTCCAACTGGCTGAGTCAATTGCGTAGACGTCCAGTCGATTTGGATATAAATATATTGAATTAGTTTGCATATGAAAAACATAACCCTTTTGTGTATTTATCGATGAGAATAACAAAAAACTTACAGGAAAATTTCCCTTTTATAAGCGTTTTAACACACGCAGATAAGGAATACGTTGGTATAATCATTAACCAAGACTCCAACGTGACCAGTTTCTATGATTACGAAGCATTGGAAACTGACGCCGAAAAAGAAAGGTTATTAGAGCTGGGCGAAGCATGGTGGTGGGAGTCAAATAGACAAATCCCTATCAACATTTTTTTAAGAAACGAAATTTCTGCTTTTAAGTACGCCATTAGAAATTATACCACAAAAGATGTTAAAATAATACTTGGTCCTGTAACAAGTCTTAACAATATCATCATAAAAAGAGTTAAAAGAAAGAGCATCACTTTAGTCCGTAAACCTTCTTAAGTCCCACATACGTAAAATAATCAAAGATTAAAAACATAAAGAACAGTCCCACCGGAGTCAATTGTATTCCAAACAGCATGGGCAATGCCACCAGTATAATTGCCATTCTTATCAGATAACTCAGAGCATAGAATTCCGGAACGATCCAAAATGGCCAAGACCCCATTCTTGGCGGCTCGTTATTTCTGTAATCTTCAAATTCGTAATTTGTCATGGATGCTGATGACTCACTTGTTCACATATTAAGTTCATTTGTACAACCACAGCAACCGCATATGCTGTTGCATGTGACTTCTTGAAGAAGTATTCGTCACCTTCAGGTTTTGTCCACACTTCTCTTAGAACCGTGTCCCATGGTTGACCAATCAAATGTCTCTTCGCTGGTCTTATCATTGCCAGAACTGCTGCCAGTTGTGGTATTGTGTTTGGTTTCATCTGTCTTAATATCTTTCCATGTCCGTTGACGTGAAACAGCAAGTCTGTGAAATCGTCCTGTTCGAGTAGTTCCCATAGAGGTTCTCTTTCCATTAATTGATTAAGATGTTGTTCATTTTTTATACCTGAATACAGTGTGACATTTAAGAAATCAATCTTAAACAGTCCTTGTTCTTCTGCCTCTTCATACGGAATAGCACAAACATTTTCTAAGGCGTTCAATGGAACTTCGTGCATGTAAACGCCAGTGTTATGCTTGACGAGTTTTCCGTCATCTTCCCTGCTGGCTTTCACATATTTAAAATGTGAAAGTGCTTGTTCCCTATCTATAAAATCTATATCAATATCAGGCATCGTTTATAATTTCTTCTATTAGAGGATAAAGTTTATTCTGTTCTTTAAGGTATTTTGCCACACCATGATTGGCTCCTTGAATTACTATTTTTTTAATATTAGATTTTTTAGGAATCATGTCAATGTGTTTTTTATCTTCTTTATCGTTTCCACTTATTATATAATACTTTGTTTTATCATTAAATTCTAAATGTTTATTTTTCCATCCATATTTTTCAGAAATAATTTTTTGATACCCATTCCATCTCTCTTCCCACGGTACTATGTCAGGATGTAGGCTGTACTGTGTAGCAAATGCAATTGCTTTTTTTACAGGATAATACTTTGCGAACATTATCGCACTAAATGCTCCCATGCTATTTCCTAAAGTAATTACATTCTCGTACATTTTTATCTTTTCAATTATTTCGTCAGTATCAACATTGTTAAACCAACTCTTGCTTTTATCAATAAAAAATAAATTATCATAATTTTTGAAAGATTTAATCTTTCGAAACTCCTCCGTCTGTATTCCACCAAGTTGATAACCAACACCAGTGAAACTTATTATGACTCCCTGTTTCATATTTCTTTTTCTTCTTGTTCATCGGGGTCTACTTCTTTCCATTGTTTATAAATTTCGGCATTCCCAGTTGCAGTATAACACTGTCCAGTTTCCATGTCAATCACTTTCCATTTTTTAGGACATTTTGTTAGAATTGTAAGATTTACAGGCTTATCCAATTCTTCAACTTCGGTTCCGTTCTTTAAAATTCTTTTCTTCATTAGGATAATTTCGCTTCCTTTATGATGTCTTTTACCAATTCCATATCCGCCGGATATTTTTTGAATCTCTGCATCCAAAAGGTTGGATCAATCGTTGGAGATACTATCTCAAGTTGTTCGTCGTTAAAATTCTGCAACATTTCCTTGCCGGATTTTGTGTTCAAGAGTAACCAAGGAGATATCTTTCCTTCCTTGATATCGTGTGTTGCTCTATTAAGATTAACATATTTGAAATAATGAGTCCACTGTGCTTCCTTGTTATCTGCCCAGTCCATCATTGTTTGTATTGTTCTCTGTATTGCACCGTCTGCTGGTTCGATCTTTATCAATTCTTGTACATAAGTGTCATATAATTCGTCTCTGCACCAATGATCTAACTTAACTCCGCTCTTAATTACAAAGTCTATAAACTTTTCTGGATATATGGGTGCTGTGTTGGACATGAAACTGCCAAACTTAACGAATGCATTATAGTAAGGACTCGTTGCAAAATCGTCGAATGTTTTTTTCTTGGCGTTTTTCTGAGAAATTTCGTAAAAGCGTTGGTAAGTTAACAGTGCTAACTGGACATGCTTTTCGTCTCTGGAAAGGTATCGTCTCTTTTGTTCACAGACATGCACCAGCAGAGTTTTTTCTCTGGTAAATGATTTTTCGCAGTAGGTACACTTATAGTTTGATGTCATTGACCTGCTTCTTATCCCATCCAAGTTCCTTACAGTATTCCTTAATTTCCTTATCCGAGGTAATTTTTGCCATGGTAGCAATATCAGCCATCTTCATGTTAGGAAATAGGTCTGCGAGAAACTGTTCCTTCTTATTTTTTTCCTTGATTAACTTTAACCACTTGTGGAAAAATATTTTCTTTGACTCATGGCCACAACTGCATGCCAATTGCCAGAGTAATTTTGGATGTTTATTCAGCAGTAAAAATAGGTTTTTATTAAATCTTTCATTTCCAAGCAGCACAAAGTGCTCCTTATCTTCTCTTGAGCCTTGTACGCTGCTTATATAGCGATTAAGAGTATAAAAAACGATACTCTTGCGCTGTTCCTCGTTCAGTTCGTCCCATATATGCTTTGCATTCATGTCAACGGCTGCGAGTATTTCATTTAATTTTAAGCCTTGTCCTGCCATTTAGTTTTTGTCCTGTTATTCCCACCAGTTTGGTTCATGTTCTTTACTTAATGCATATATTATTTTAACTTCTTTCAGTAATTTTTGCAAGGCCTTATTTCCATTTTCGGCCATTTCGGTAATTTCATGCCATTCGTGATCCAAGATGTAATAATCTGGATATTTTGGTTTTTCTATGCACTTTCTTTTACCGGTTTTAGTATCTCTTTCATAGACAGTTAAGCCTCCGTCGGGCGATTCGTAAATTTTAACCATTTTTATTCTCTGCCATTAGATAAAAATTCTTAACGGGCAGATCCTTTTTTAATTGTTTGCTAAATTTTGAAAAAACTCTGTAATCTTCCTTGATTATTTCATAACCAAACTGGGAAAATTTGTCCTTCCACCATTTTGGCTCTTGTTGAATGAGATGAGCATTTCTTCCATCTGGTAAAATCAATTTTGCTGGAGCGCAACTGATCAAATGATAGACGTATTTGCTTTTTTGTGAAAGTTCATAGAAAGTTTTATCTAATAAGTTTGGTTCAATGTGTTCAAGAACGTCCGTTGACACAATTAAATCAACAAAAGGATAGGATTTATCATATTCGGGGTTGGCTGGATCGTATCCAAAAATATTTCTTGCTGGATATTTTGATCTTAGTGTTTCAACAAGGTTTCCTTTTCCGCAGCCAAAGTCAAGAATTGATTTAGGATTGATGTCAGCAATAAATTTTTCAAGATAATCGGGCAGTTTTCTTCTCTTTCCAAATTTTGTCTTGGAATGTATGCTTGTTAATATCTTTTTGTATTCTTCGCTGATCATTTAATATTATTCTTCCATCATTTTGTGATATGCCTGTTTATCCTGTGATATCAAATAGCAGTCTGCTTGTATTTGATCTATCAAAGACTGTATCTGTAGATCACGCTCGGGTGTTTTAGGCTGATTATATTTTAAATCTCTTAATTTCTGGACGTCTTTATTAATACTTTCCATCTTGTCGCAGAATGCAGAAATTTTATGCAGCATTTTGTTCCTCCCACTGTTGTTTGTTAACCTTGATACAAATGGCTTCGTGCCTTTCGATAAAAGGTTGTAGATAATCTGGATAACCTACGGATTTACCTCCGTTATTGGTTTTAATAAAAACTTTATTGGCAAACTTAAAACAATCATCCAGAAAATACTTCCAATCAAACCCTTCCTGTCTATCAAATTCAGTTCTTGTGGACATAATCATGTCATACTTTCTTGGTAAATTCATAGATTCGTTAGGTTTGATCCATAATTCAAATCTTTTTAAATTTATTAGTTCACAACATTCAATAAACATTTTTCCTGTAATATCTTCAGTGATATCAGTTCCTTCAACTTCATATCCTTTTTGCATCAGTAGATATGGAAGCATACCGACACCCGTTCCAATGTCTAAGACACTCTTATCATTAGAATCAAGACCGCATACTTCAAGGATGTGTGTTTTTTCATTCCAAAAACGATCCCATCTTCTAACGTATTTTGCTCCACGATATTTTTTGTCATATCGCATGGCGATCTCTGTCATTTTTTGTTTGTACTCTTCGAAAGACAGCATTTTATTTTTTCTCCTATACAAAAAACTTCTTAACAAAGTTTTTAATTATTATGTTGACTATAGATCTTTTTACGTGGCGCGGTGTATCATCTTCATAGAGAGTTGGAAAGTCAAGATGAGACCCAACCCATCTTACCATTTCGTAACTTGGCCAGTAATACGAGTCCTTTGGTTGATGAGTTTTAAAAAACTCGTCAAGTGCAACTCTTAATATTGATTTGCTCACACAATCACTTACTATTGTTGGTCTTCCTAAAAAAGTAGCATTAAGAGGAACAGGACTTAACGTAAAAATAATTTTCTTATCAGATCCGGCATACTGTTTAATTAAGTCATAAATTCTTTTCATGTTATTAACATTTTCTTGAACTGTAGATGTAACACATTCATGTATTTCAGGATCAAAAAGTTTCATAGGAACGCCTCTCCAAAAAACTCCTTTGGTTTTCTTATCCCTCCATACTTCTGCCAGTCCAAAAGTAACAACAAATGCATCAGTTTTCTTAAATGCTTCTAATAATTTTTTCTGTTCTTCTTCGGGTTCCCATTTAAATGCTCCTGCATTAGGATCGTTGTCATACCAATAAGCATCTGAACTTCGATCACCAGTTAATGCCCATTCAAGATACTGTCTGACAGCAAATGAATTATTCAATCCTTCAGGAACCTGAATGTATTCGCTTTTTTTCTGCAAACTTTTAAGTGCTAATCTAAGTTCCATTGCAAAACATGAGCCCATGGTTAATACTTTTGACTCATTTGTAAAAATTGGTTTTTCTGGTCCGTGTTCCGCAAACACATAGTCTGTTGCTAATTTTTCAACATCGTCAAACTCTTCTTTGGTTCTTGGAAAGAATCTTATTAGGTCATTTGTTGCCCATTTTTCTTTTCCGATATCTCCTGCTGATGCTTTACCACTTGCTGAAGTATTTGCTGCCACGTGTGCAAGTTTTTGTTTTGATCCTGCCATTTATTTCTCCGAATATTTTTTTAATAAGTGTGTAAGAGGTTTGCCTTCCAAGCATTCATCTTCTCTCCATTGGCAATAACCAAGATTATTTAACCACTGTTGTCTTTCAAACAAAATAGGATTTTCAAGATATTGCAAAGACTTATTTGAAACATCCCATGCCATTGAACTTGGACACATACTAAAAGTTGGTATTCCTTCACATACACTTTCTGTTAGTGCATTTGAATTAAATCCTACAACTGCATATGCATTGCTGAAATCTTTATATAAACCGTCACCTCCTGATATGGAACCTTCTTTTGACGGTGTATCACTAATTCTAATACCCTTAAGATTTAATGATTCGATAATTTTTATTTGTGCATCTTTTCTGCTTGGATGCGGTCTAATTACTATCTTTCTATCAGTATTTTTTCTAATTTCATTTATTGTATAGGACACAAAGTTTTCATAACTTCCGTGCTTGGCAATTAATTTAGTTAGGCTCGTATCGCCGGGTCTTTGTAATACAACAAGAATATAATCTCCCGAGGCATTCCATTCTTTTATTTCTATGTTCTGATCAGTTCTGATTTGATCCCATCTATCAGAAGGGCTATTGTTGTTGCAATAATCTCCATCATCTTGAAAATAACTGGTCCAACTCCATCTATGATATGCCATAGGATGTGGTGGTGTTGGCATGTTTCTTCTAAACACTGCTGACTCTACACATATAAAAGGTTTACCGCTATCTATTACATATTGATAGATGTTTCCAAGTTTCTTTTCTCTCTTGCCGCCCTTAATATTTGTTTGTAACAATATGTCCGCAGAATTAATTTTTTTCTTATTAGAAAAATCAACAACCTCTACAGACGAGGGAATAGGATGATAAGTCCACATTAGTTCTTTTATTGCTACTATTTTCATTTAATAATTTTTACACAAGTTTGTTGATGATTATTCCTGCTTATAATTGTAAACTGTCTATTTTCTTTTTCAACAAATTCTTTAAACGCCAAGTATTCGTGATCGGCCCATGTGTCATAAACAGTCGGACCCCAAGGATAAAATTCATCGAATACAATTATGGTTCCAGGAATTATGCAGTGTGACAAATTATCAAATATAACTTTTGCACTACCATATAGATCACCATCTACATGAAGAAATTTAATCTGCTTTGGATTTTCTTCCTGCTTATATTTTATAATTGTTTGATCAAACCATCCCTTCCATAATTTAACATTTTTGTTTACTTCCGGTAATTGATCTAAGGCAAAGAATCCCTTAGGACGCTTAATTCTATTCTTGTATCTTTCTTTATTTCGTGTAATCCAGTTCTCAGGCAATCCTTCAAAACTATCAAAACCATGCACGGTATCTTCTGAAAAGAAAGAACTAATTTCGTTGATAGTAGTACCTTGATAAACACCAAATTCCAATATACTTCCAGCAATTTTTACTTGCTCCATTGAATGTTTCAAATGATTTAATCTTTCATTAACAGCATATTCAAACTTCATCTGTTCAAAAGGAATATTCTGTGTTATTTGTTGAGCATCATGAAAGTGCTGTATGTTGTAGTTGTGTTTATCAATTATTATCATCTTCTTAATTTTGCCTTTGCTAATTGCTTGGCTTTTCCATCACCCTTACCGTGCCAAAAGTGCGAACCTATTCGGCTGTTGCCAAATGGATTCTTATTAGTTTTTGAGTGTGCATTTAAATCATCAAATAAATCCGGTTTGTTAAACGATTTTCTCACAGCATCAAATAAGAACGAATCGTGTGTTTCACTAATATTTACAAATTCACCATCGTAAATTTTATTCCAGTGTTCGATAAAATCTTTTGTTTCTTTTTTGTTGAGATTAAATGCAAGGAAACCACACTCACTGTAATTTCCTTTTCTACCAAGGTATCCTAATATCTTGTTAGGTTTACACACGGTGTCAAGGAATTGTTTATCAATCGGTTTAAAGCATAATGCATCGCAGTCCAGCCATATTAACCAACCGTCTTTCTGTGCATATGCTGTTTGTAGTAATGGAAATGTCTTGTGTACCCATTTAATGGCATGCTGTCTCCACCCCATAGTTCCGTTTGCTTTTGGATGATCCTTCCACTTTTCTTTAAATTCAGGCAGTCGAGGAACTGCCTTGTAAAGGTCAATCCAAATTACTCTATTACTAAAATTTTTCTTTTCTTGCTCAACAGTTTTATCATCCAGTTCGTGGAATAGGTATATCTTGGAACCCTTAATCCAGTTCTTATCTAATTCAGTAACTGTTTGTTTTGCAATTTCATTCCAGTAACGAGCATTAACACTTGTGAGTACGTTATACTCCATTCGCTTCACCTATTTTTTTACTGCTGTACCAATCGTTCTTCTTACGATATCATCGTGGTTGAATTCTGCCCAGTATAGTTCAAATGCCACACCGTCTTCTACACCTTCAAACTGATGAATTTTACCAGGCTTAACTTGTGTGAACTCACCCGGACCAAGGACTGTTTCATCTACCAAGCCTTCTTGGTCAGCGTCTTGCCATACACGCACAATCATTTTGCCTGACTCCACAAAGAAGCCATTCCACTTGTAACGATGCTCGTGTTCTGAACACTTATATCCTTTTTTAAACTCAATACGGTGAAACTCAAGCACACCGTTTGCATGGATCAATTCCGTCTGACCCCAAATTTTTCCTGCTTTCATAGTCATTTATCCTTCCTTGCCTTTCGGCGTTGTTACTATAATTATCACAATAATGCAGCCAAGTCAACGACTTCTGATTGCCTGCTTATTTCCTTGACAAAATAAGCACAGTGCGGATTTTCATTGTCATTTAAAGGCACTGTCAATAATTGTCCATTTTTCATTTTTGGAAAATACCAACGAACATCCTGATAGATGTTTATAATTTCAATTGGTAAAAATTCCGGTCTATACCCCTTCACAGGATTCATAGCAAATGCTTCAAACCCTCTTTCATTTATTGAAGTAAGTGGTAATACTTCCGGGTCCGATCCACATTCGCTATCGCCTACAAGTATACTCCAATCCAACGGCATCTGAATTTCATCTTTACCTATCTTCATTAGAATCGCCGGACTATTAAAGGATTCTAAAAAAATTAAAGGCATAAAAAAGAAATCAGGCTCTGCTGGAGTTGAATTATCAAGTACGCTAAATCTCGCTCCTTCGTCAACTTCTTCGGGTAATTCGTTTAAATCGAATGCCCTATTTTCAAGAGTCAATATTCTCATTATTTTTTCCTCATTATAACATTTCTGTGAGTGTTATCCCAGGCAGCAATTTCGTACCCAAGATCCTCACACCATTTTATCGCTCTTTCCTCGCCACGCTCCTGTTCAATTACAAGTATAGGATTGAATTTTTGAATAGTTTCTATGCAGCCTTTTAAAACTTTTAATTCGTAACCATCTACGTCTATCTTAATGTAATCAACATTCTCTAAATTAAATTCGTCAAGTGTATAAAATTGTTCATCATACCATTTTTCCTTAGGAATTTTTCCAGTGGTCATACTTCCTCCACCACTAACTTTTTCCACGGCATGCTTGTCTCCTAATGCACACTTGAAGTGTGTAATTTTTTTTAAATCAACATTTTTATGAAAAAGTTTTCTTCTTCTATAATCAAAACAAAATACATGCTCAAAATCTTTATGGAGATATCTTGCATATTCACCATCTCTACACCCTATATCAACAGCGTTCCTTCTGTTAGTAATAAAAGGCAAACTTTCAATCCAGGTTACTTTACAATGATGTTCTGGATATTCTCCAACTCCATCCTTGCTAATAAAATAATCCTTTTCATACCAATCCCAACTATAAGGATTTTCTTTGAATGATGTTGGCTCTATTGGATATCTGTTCATATGTTTACCTTTGTGACTGTGTGAGGATATTTCGCCTCTCTATAAAATCTTTTTCTTTCTGTTAAATGTCTTTTTGCATATTTGCAGGTTGATGTTATATCCCAAATTTGCACAAAGTCTTTGTCTTCTGCTTTTCTAATTCCGCGGCCTATACTTTGAATTACTCTAACAAAAGACTTGCCAGGCTCAATGAGGACGAGATTAAAAATTCTTGGAATATTAATACCCACAGCAGCAACACCGTAAGTGGCAATAATGATTTTACCATCCGAAGTTTTAATTTCGTCATACTGTTCTTTGCGTTCGTCAAGTTTCACATCTCCCTTAATAAATGTTGCTTCCGGTACGTTCTTTAATAGTTTTTTGCCAGTATCGATTCTATTGACCAAGACAAGCGTGTTACCATTCTTAGCAACCGCTTTTACATGATCACCGATGTATCTTAATCTTTTCTCGTCAGTAACTAACCAAGTATATTCTTCCTGATAGTTACGGAATTCTTCAATATCCTTTGTTTGTAGTATTTGTATGTCAAGTTTAGCCAGCACTCCTTTTTCCTGTAGATCGTGTGCGGATACATTGTTAATCACCGGACCTATTCCTGCAAGTATGCCTTGGAATTCCCATTGTTCCTTTGGTACGGTTCCAGTTAATCCCCATCTAATAGGCGCATTTCTAAAATTAACTGTTAGTAACTTTTTAAGAACATCGGCTTTGGCTTGATGGACTTCATCAATTATGACAGCTCTTACACCTTCTGTAAATTCTGCGAGTGTTAAACTATCGCTATCATAACTCTTTTTGTCTAATACATTAAGACTTTGCCAAGTACAAATTGTGTGTGTATGATTTAATTCTTTGCGGTCACCAAAATATACACCAACATCCAATCCTAAGTTTTTATAGTCTTCTTCGGTTTGTACCACAAGACTCTTATTAGGAACAATTACCATAGTTCGACCATACGGCTCGCATAAATGGCTTAACGTTGCTGTGGTAATTGTTTTACCAGCACCTGTCGCAACTTCTTGTAAAGATTGTGGATTTTTTAAAAACTGATTAACAACATCATACTGATAATCTCTTAGTACGATAGGCTGGCCTTCAAGTTGATGTCCTTTTGGCCATACTTTATTTTGATCTGCCCAATAGTTTTCAGTTATTTCATCAAAAGAAAATTGTTCGTTATTTCTGTTATCAATAACTTCAATATCATAACCGTCATTCTCAACTATAGGTAATATGATGTCAAGGTGTGCAAGAAATCCATTGCCACCAATACCAAAGAAACTTACGGTTCCGTCCCATCTTCCAAGTTTAAATGCTGGCATGTGTCGAGCATAAGGCAGATCGTATTTTAATTTATTAACGATCTTTCTTCGTGTCTCAACAGCCAACCCTTCAAATTTGATGTTGACTTCATCCTTTATTATAAGTTTACAGTTCGACAATATTTTCCTTCCTATTCATTGACGGTTGTATGTCTCCAACATATAAAACACAAGGATGAGATTTAAACATGGCTCTTACCGTTGTATTAGTTGTCGGATATAAATTATTACTTGCTACTATTGTAGCATAGTTTTGCGATTTAAACAACCACTTTGCTGGTTTAAATTGAAATATTAATACCTTTGCGGTGTCGATTTTTCCTCCAAAACCTTTATCTCTAACCCAATCGTTAAATTCTGGATTGTCTTTATTGGAAGTTCTAAAACAGACTCTGAAATCTTTTGGATTGTAATTTTCATTTTCAATAACTTCCGATAAAGATTTAATCCATTCCTCAACGTTGCTCGTTCTATCTAAAATTATACAGGTCTTTCCTTCCACGCTATAAACTAATTCAAGCAATTGTTTTTGATTTTTAATCCAGAAATGATTTGTTTCATTTGAACAAATTTTTTCCACAATGGTATTTGTAGGACCGTCAAAACAATGCCCCATTGATTTAGCCAACATCAAATCATTCTGTATATTACCAATTTTGTGCGTTTGAAAATATTCAAGAGATTCGTCCGTGGCATTTTTTAAAATAACTTCAGAATTTTTAATCATGGATTTTTTAATAAAGGATTCTTGATTATTCCATACTTCCTCTACTAAGGACATTGCTTCAACAAACGTGTCGTCAATTTCAAATTCGTGCTTCTTAGCAAATTCATAAAGTGCTATCAAATTCCATTCATAAAGAGAACACTTTCTTATTCTTCTTTGTTGATCCCATATGTGAGTTCTATCATACAGCGTATCCTTAAATTCTTCCTCAAACGTTTCCTTGAGTTGGTATGGAAATTTTAAACATACCCATACAGACCCATCGTCATTTTCCACCCATATTTTTTTAGAAAGATCTAAAACTCTAAATGGTTTTTTCCATATGGGATTTATAATATCGTCCTTATAATTAAAATAAGGTTCTACGACATTCTTGTACTTGTCAAGCAACTTAAGAATATAATTTGCTTGGTTCTGCGTAATTTGATTTCCGTCTCTTATATTTTGATAGAAACTATAGGTTGCTGACCTGTCATGAGGTTGTATTCCAATACCATTTTGTGATAAGGTATCAGCAAAATCTATAAAAATGTCTTCTATGTATCTAATTGCCATAACTACATTATACAGTGTTTGGAAAAACAAATCAAGAATTAATTTGTTTTAGAATGCTTTTTTCTAACCGTTTTACTGGAATTCCGTTAGAAATTTCCTCTAATGTCCACTCGGCGTGAGATAATTTTATAAGCCAATCTTCTCTATCAGGAAGATATGGATCTTTAATGTCATCCATTGTACAAGAAACTGGATGTGCTAAACTTGAACTATCACAAATGACCGGAGTTCCAGCAATTGCTGCATGTATGGGGGGTCCGCTGTTATGATTTATTACGACATGATAATCATAATCAATATCAAAGTCATCATAACTTCCTCTAATGTGTTGAGGAGTTTGTCTAAAAACATTTCTGTATTCGTGTTCTATTCCAGGAAGAGGACATCGAGGATGAGGTCTGATGTAGATGGGGTATTCACATTTTCTTTGAATTGTCTCAATTAAATTTGAAACCCAGTTGCTCATGGTCGGCATTCCCTCCCATTGTAAACTCTTGTTATGCTGTGTTGCAATCAGTATTGCTTTTTTTCTTTTTTCATTAAATGGTTTTAGTTCAATGCCTAATTTTTTAGGACGGTCGGCATCAAGATTTTCATCGTTAGCAAATTCTCCTAATCCGTTAATATGATCGAGACATATTCTCCAGGTGATATTTCTTTTAAAATTACCAACTTCAATAATTAGTAAAGGTCTATTTTTTTGTTTACACTCATGATAAACATTTAGATTTGACGCCATCCTGCCATGCCAGAGAACTGACCATATGACCGATACATCTTCGTCTTTGTTTACTATTTCGTGTCCTAATGCTTTCAATCCTAATTCAAATGCATTAAAAACTTGTGGACTATTGAGTGCACCGTATTCACGATAGAGTTTGAACTTCATTGGTTTCCTATAAATATTCGCATAGTATTTAACTGAAAAAGATGACCAAGTTTACAAAAAGAGTTACCAAAATGACCAGACCTCCCTTGGATGCCGTAGTTTTCGGAACTGCGTTTGGACATCTTGCTGATTTATTTGATATATATAAAACAGTATTTGTGTGTGGAGGAGAAATTCCGTCCTATAAAAGAAAAAATTTAATTTATAGAACAGATGTTCGTTCCACATTATCTTTATCAAACACGTCGATTGTTTTTGTGGATCTTGATAGGGTAAAAGTATTAGACGAGATTGGTCAACTTTTAACAAATGCTAAACCTGATATTATTGTTCAGGGAAAAGAAGTTATCCCAAGGGGATATACTGAAAATTTATATAGAATAGGATATAGAGCAGTAGAACAAAGTAAAAATTTTCATGTATGGAAGAAAGTGCAATGAGTATAAGTGTAGTAACAACATTTCATAAGCCTGGATATGATTTATATGGAAAGAGGATGATTAAATCCTTTTTAGAAAACTGGCCAGAAGAAATTAAATTGTATGTATATGCAGAAGACTGTCAGGTGGAAGAATCGGCACCTAATTTAATAATCAAGGACCTTCATTCTGCAAGTCCGGAACTTGTGGCCTTTAAGGAGAGATGGAAAAATGTTCCTAAGGCAAATGGTGATGTTAGTTCTGATCCGATAAGAAATAAAAGAAGAGATAGCGGTAAAGGATTTAAATGGAATGCTATTAGATTTGCACACAAGGTTTATAGTATATTTTCCTGTGCTAATGAGTGTGGCAGCGATTGGTTGTTTTGGATGGATGCTGACACTTTCTGTCATAGTAAAATTACATTAAAAGATCTTGGAAGATTTCTTCCTGGAAAAAAAGAACTGTGTTATCTTGGAAGGAAAGGAAAGTATAGCGAGTGTGGACTATACGCAATGAGATTAAACAGTGATAATACAAAAGAATTTTTAAAAGAATTTCAAAGAGTTTACGATGATGCTGAAGGAACTGGCGGAATATTTTCGATGGCTGAATGGCATGATAGTTATGTATTTGATATAGTTAGACAGAGATTTAATAATCTAAATCAACTAAGTTGGTCTGAAAACTTAGGTGACCTTAGAGCAAGTCCTAATACTTCTAAGGGAGAAGGACATCCATTAATTAATAGTGATTGGGGAGCATATCTTGATCATCTCAAGGGTGGTAGAAAAACACTTGGAAAGAGTAAGAGAGATGATTTAAAAGTTCCCAGAACTGAACCTTACTGGCAACAATTTAGTTAAAGATACTTTCTAAAAAATTGCCACGCTTCGCCACTTTTTAGTTCATCAAAGTTCCAATGGCACATGGCAAGTTTTTCTATCCATTGTTGTCTTTCAGGTAATTCTGGATTTTCTATTTTAGATAAATCCGTATTAGCAACTTCCTTGCTTTGGCTATATTCAGGTTGAGGATCAGTTATAAATGCAGGTACACCCTCAATAATACTTGCTACACTTGGTGAACTATTATATACAACAGTTGCCCATGCTTTTTCTAAATCGTGTTTAATGTTAGGCTTGTTGCTTAATGAAACATTAGGATGATTGATACGAAGATATGTGTGTGATTTTTTATCTCCAGGATGCGCTCTCACTATAATGTGTCTTTGGCTGTATTTTCTAATTTCGGTTATAATGCTGTCCATCCATTGCATTACGTGAAGACCCTTCATAGACCAACCACCATTCCTTTGTAAACAGAGCAAGATGTGTTCGCCACTCTGTCTCCAAGGTTTAAGTTGTAAACTTAGATTAGCACTTATCTTTTGCCATCTTGTTGGATCAACATCCTTATCAAAATAAAATCCTGTTGTTGGAAATACTCCATCAAAACTGTATCTTAAATATCTTTTTGAATTGCCTGGATCTGCATACAAAAATAAATTACTGTCAACTATGAGAGATTTTTTATTTCTTTGCTTTTGAAAATTTACTGCGTTTTGTCTTAACACAAGGTGAGGAGCAGTCTTACCGTGTTCGTGTACAAATCCTTGTATAAGTGCAACATCACTTTCAATAACATTAAACCCCTGATGTAACACTCCTATATCTCCACTCTTGTTAACTCCTTCAATGAAGTTATTAAGAATCATAGGTTTTTCTGGATTATTATTCCTTGAAGGAATTCCGCTGATATATGCTACTGCTTTATACTGAGGCATTATACTTACTCACTAACTTATGTGCTGTGCCATTCATTAATTCTTCTTTGGTAAATTGATTATAACTTAGAAATGCTAACCAATTGCCCAATGGACCGTAGTATAAATCATTTATGTCAGAAAGACTGCTCTTGGTCACAGGATTTGTTACGTGTTTATCAAGAGTGATTGCAGGAACTCCTGCCCAAATGGCTTCTGTTGCTGCATTTGAATTAATGCTGATCACACAATAATAATCATCATTTTTAAGTTCTTCAAAAAGATTTGTTCTTTCTCTCAGAGGCTTCTTTTCTCTAAATTTTATTTTCTTGTCAGTATATTTTCTAAGTTCTTTTTCAACATCATACTTCCAAGTTTTTAAATCGCAATGAAAAATACTTGCTGCAAAGGGTCCAGGTTCAATAATATAAATTATATCTCCGTCTTTTCTCCAATCAGTGGGATATTTGTTAAAAATGCCCAGCCTATCTGTGGGTGCTTGGAAATACTCTCCGTAGTGTAGATGATTCCTTACGAGCCTGTGCCATTTTTTATTAGGCTCAAGAAAGTTTGTGTATCCACTATCAATAAACCAAAAAGGATATTTCTTATCAATCTTGGTGACAAGCAATTCTTCGTTACCAACTGTATTTCTTATTAGACAATCTTCTTCGTAGTTTGTAAAGTTTTTTCTTCTCATTAACTGAGCATTGGGATCTATGTTAAATCCAGTTGCCTTTACAAATTCACGAAATTTACTGTTCTTATATGCTTCAAAAATTTTCTCTTCACCAAATTTTTCAACGAACTGTTCAATGCAGGTGTGTATTTTATGAAAGTTTTCTACCTTCTTATCCTGCATTGTAGTTGTTACGGTATCAATGTATTCTTTCAAATCCTGTCTAATTGATTTTTGTAATTTATCTTTGAACTGTTTCTTTTCTTCCTTGGTTAAGGGTTCGGCTTTCCCTCTTTCGATTTGCTTGTTTCTTTTACCAACCCATAGATCAAGAAACGTGGACATGTATCTTGTTTGTATTTCATACTGTCTAACATATCCGCTGTATGATAATAATGAGTTTAAGAAATGTGCAATTTCTTTGTTGTTCAATAATAATTTCATGAGTATCTTTCTATTAGTTCTACAGCCTTACCGCTTTCAATTTCCTGTATGGTAAACTGTCCGTATGCAATATTGTAACATTGTTTTAGTATGGTTTGTTGATCTGGCTTGTACGGGTTTGATAACTGAGAAAGGTCAGTGGATGCTAAAGGACTTGCCGCACAGGGAACGCTAACAAATGCTGGAATACCATATAGTACAGATTCAAGAGCCGCTATGCTGTTAAAAGCAACGGTAGCATAAACTCCACTATCAAATGCATCATAAATTGTGTAACCCTTATTTCTTTCGCTTCTTGCTCCCTTAATTCTAACTTCGACAGGAAGATCACTATACTGTTTTATTTTTTGTTCTGTTTCTGCTACCCAGGTATCATAATCAAAGTTATAATACTTGCAAGCCTTGGGATTAGGCATTACTAATAATATTTTTTTATTATAGTTTTTCCAACCCTTCCAAGTAAGTCGAGGATCCTGTTTAGCCAATGCATCCCAGCGATCCGATGGAACATTTCTTATCGTGGACAATTGATTTTCGTTTTTTACAACTCTATGCCAAACCTTTTTACCGCTTGGATTTCCAGGACTTGGAAAGTTTCCAACATATCCTGTATCAATATAGTAAAAATCTCTATTAATGTCTATACATCTGTTTACGTGATCCTTCTTGATGACTCCCCTAACAACTAAAGGTTTATCTTTTTCTTCAGGATCGGTAGTAAACTTTCCTTTTGAACCAACCACTAACGATTCTTCAAGCGATCTATCTTTCATTCTATCCTTCCATCATATCGTAGAGTTCTTTTTTCCACTCTTTATGATATTCACAGGTTCTGTAATTTTCAAACCAAGGTCCGCCTTCGGTATAGTGTATTAACTTAGGTTTACCATCATCTGGTTCCTTATACCAACCCGCCAGCCAATTCCATTCTGGTTTTAGTTCGCCTATTTCTTCATCTTTTAACCAACTAAACCTGTGTAGGTACTTTCCTGTTATTTCAGGATCATTAATCAATTCCACGTTTAGATTTTGATTACTTGGATGCCCACAATTGAATAACATCACACTGGACCAATTTTTTCTTGGATATACTGTTTGTGCCTTTCCGTCCATCTTAACACCTTCTTTTGGTGCATAATCGTGTTTAACGCACATTACTGCATACTTGTCGTCGGCCTGCGCAAATAATTCTGCAATATCCGTTTGTAAAATCATATCGCAGTCCATAAACAATGCCCAGCCATTAAAGTTAGACAGTTCAGGAACGAGGAATCTTGTAAAGGTAAATTCTGTTGATGCTAATTTATCAATAGGCCTATCATAGTATCCTTGTTCTCTTAGATCTTTTTGTATTAGTGGACGTACTTCCACATCCTTGTTTCTGCTTACAATGCTGTGTTTACAAACTTGATAAGCAATATCCTCTCTTGGATCATATCCTACAAATACTTTCATTGTTCCTCCAGTATTCTTTTTGCCTTACCAGAACTTAATTCACTAACGTGAAATTGTCCATATGATAAATGGCATCCCCACGCATGTAATTTATCCTTGTCCGGATAGTAAGGCTCGTTTATTTTTGTTAAGTCACTCAGCCCAACTGGTTTTGCAGCATTTGCTGGTGCTAATGTAAAAACTGGTATTCCATGGAATATCGATTCAACGGCAGCATTTGAATTATAAGTTACTAATGCAAATACATCATTGTCAAGTGCAGATTCTAAACTATCGTTTAATCTATCAATTCTCTGTTTAGTTCTTTGTCTAATTTCTACAGGCCTATCAGTATTTCTTTTTATTGTATCAACTGTTGTTGCAATCCAATCATCAAGATTAATACCATAAAATTTACAAGGTTTTTCGTCCGGAGCAGCAACAAGTATTTTTCTACCTGTCTTTTTCCAAGGTCTAAATTTTTTATTAAAAAATTCAAATCTATCGCTCGGTCTTTCTTTTATTTCGCCGTGCTGTAGATCATTTTTAACAATTCTATGCCAATACTTCCAGCCATTAGGATTAGTTTTTGTTCTTTCATTACCCCAATAGCCAGTATCAATGTAATAAAAATCTCTACCGTTTTCCCAACACTTATGAATAATTTTTTTCTTAAGAATTCCTCTTAGGACTATTGGTTCCATTTCTTCGTCGTTGTATTTAAACTTGTTTGAATCAATCACACTGGTTCCACAACCTTGTGCAAACATGTTTACATAAGGATCCTTTTTTTCTTTACTTAGAAAAATCCAATTTTTCATTTTCTTTGAATATCCTCTTCAACACAGTTTTCACCGTATTGAATTTCAACAACCTGTAATGGTTGATCAGTTTCATTGGCAAGCATGTGCCATTGCATGTTATCTATGTGTAATGATTCGTGTTCCTTGTAGGTTCCGTGCAATTCATAATCTGTAGATTGTGTGTCTATGGTATAGACTGTGGCTGTTCCTTTCGCAACGAACCAATGTTCAGCACGGTCCTTGTGTCTCTGCATGCTGAGAGTCTTTCCTGGGTCAACAGTTAATTCTTTAACCTTTACTTTATTACCATACTCATGTAACACTCTATAATAACCCCATTGTCTTTCGGTCTTTGGAGCCTTCCATTCGGTTAAGATCCAACTGCTCGAATTCTTTTTATCTTCGCCGCCAATACCAAATTCAAATGATAGATTATCATCTTCTACATCCATTTCTGGAATGTTGTTAGCAGTTCTGTCTCCTCCATTAGCAAATACTAAATGTGCATCTGGGTAGTGCGCTCTTACCTGTCGTATAAAATTCTTTGCTGTACCATCGTCATCGACAAATGTAAAAGTTTCATCAACCATTTCCAAATTATTCACAATAGTAAGGCGCTCATTCCAAGGCATAAATGCTCTTCCCTTCTTGCGCTCTAACCACTCGTCTGAATTCAAACCTACAATAAGCCTATCACCTAAGATTTTTGCAGCCTTGAAATATGCAATGTGTCCTGAATGTAGCGGATCAAAGCCGCCAGTTACCAATACAATCGTTTTCATGCTTATATTTATGTACGCAGTTAATTTGGTAAATACAGAAGTGAAAAGGATCAAAATATGAAAATTCTTATATGTGGTTTACCTGGAAGCGGAAAGACAACGCTCGCAGAACCATTTGCCAAACTAATTAATGCTGTATGGATCAATGCTGATGCTGTTAGAACTGAATATGATGATTGGGATTTTACACCCGAAGGTCGTATCAGACAAGCACAGCGCATGAAATATCTTGCTGATGGTATTGTTAAGGCAGGAAGAATCTGTGTGGCAGATTTTGTAGCACCTACACCAAAGGCACGTGACGAGTTTGGTGCTGATTATGTCGTATGGATGGATACCATTAAGGAAGGAAGATTCGAAGACACAAATAAAATGTTTGTGCCTTTAGAAAAAGGGCAGTATGATTATCATGTAGCCGAATGGTTTAAGGATACTCATATTCAACTGGTAGAAGTTGTAAAAAACTACATGCAAAAACAACAGAGGTAAACATGTTTGATTGGAAGAAGCCAACTACGGAGATGTTAGGTAGATGGCAACCGTGGCACCCAGGCCACACAGCATTGTTTAAAAAGGCATATGCTGAAACTGGTCAGGTAGTAATCATGGTAAGAGATGTTGGAGGTATCGTTGGAGAAGATGCCGGAGCAGGAAGAACCATAGCACAAAATGATAATCCTTTTGAATGGGAACAGGTAAAGAATAATATTATCGATGCGTTGTGGAAAGAGGACTTCCGTGAAAATGAAGATTATATTATTATGAAAGTTCCTAACATAGTAGATATCTCATATGGTCGAGGTGTGGGTTATACATATACACAGCACGACTTAGGTGAAGAAATTCACAGCATCAGTGCTACCGATATTAGAAAAAAATTAAGGGAAGAAGGTAAATTATAGACTTGCGTCTTCGAGGCCGCTTGTTCTAAGTTTCACTATGTTCGAGAGTTGCCATTGCTTGATGTCAAGTCCCTTGATAATGCCAAGCCATTTGTTACGAATGAGGGCAAACTCGTTGATAATTTTTTCAAAATCAACAACATCTGCCTCACCGTCAACAAATTTTTCAGCATCTCTCGAACTTAATTGTCTTTGATAGTTTTCAACATATTTTCTGAAATGTGAAGCACGTAATCTTCTTAATTCAATATTAAGATACTCCAGTATTGCTTCAATTTCCTGTAATTGGCTGAAACGGGTTTCAACTATGGAGGGCATGGTCGATGCTGCTCTTTCAATCCTACCAGTTATGTTTGTTTCTTTCTTGGCTTCAATTAATTGATCCTCAAAATACTTTATAGCGTCTGGTATAGTTGAAATATCTTTAGAAACTTTATCGTACCAATTTACCATATGTTAATTCCATTCATCATCAATTATATCATTTTCATGATCTTCTTGATCAATTGAATATTCAATCGCACTATCAAGATATGTATCCACACCCAATAGTCCTTCGATCAAAGATTCTTCCACTCCATAATCTAATAAAGTGTTAATGAATTCTTGCGCAACATCCGATTTATTTTTTTCCGGAACATGTACGCTCATTATATTCCATAGATCTGCTAACAAGTCAGTTGTCATAGTTTTTTTATTCTCCATTGACAGGTTCTGTTTCTACCTCTACGTTTTCTACTTCTTCTGCAATGTCAGGCTTGTTAGCAATGTCCTTAATAATCATATCAAGTTTTTCGCCAACCCATGCCTTTCTGTATTCCAAATGCACTTCTCCGTTGAGGTCAGTGTATTTAAGTCGATTACCATCTTTCTTCAGTAAACCTTTTGCTTCAAAAAGATCAACCAATCCACTATATGGATCCATTCCTGTTTCATATGGAATCTTAACCTGTACTGATTCAAACGGTTTTGCGTAACGTGTCTTCATTACCTTACAGGCTGCACGAATACCACGCACATCAGTTACCTTGTTACCATCTTCGTCTTCTTTTAGTTTTAATTTACGCATTGCTACCACGATAGATGAAGCGTAGATAAATCCTTGTCCGCCTGAAATCTTATCATCCGGATCAAACATATCCTGTGATGCGTATGTGTGGTTAGTACACACCATACCCACGTTGTAACTACCAATCATGTTAACTGTGTTACGCACGAGTGCTGTTAGTGCCTTAGGCTTACGACCCATGTCACCCTTCATATCACCCTTTTGGAACTGATCAACATCTGTAGGTGTAAGCA